ATAGATCCCTTTTCTATGCGATATAAAAGTGTAGATCCCTGAGATAAAAAACTCCCCCCGCGTAAAGCGGAGATGAAAAAGTCTCAGTTTTCATTCACTTTACGCAACAGACGTACATATCTTGTACGCCTGGCCCGCGGACCTACAGCGGGACTTAAACTCCAGTAGATGGAGCCGGAAACGATTGTTCCAGATACATCACTGGTGGTCCAATGTAGAACAATAAGCTAAAATCATCGCCTATTGCTACATATTCATCAACATTTGTCACACCTGTTCCCAATAAATTACATGTTAGTTGTGACACTTTCCCCGGGACTTCAGAAACAGCAGCATACACGCTTGAAGTCCTATCTTCAATTCTACAAAGTTGGAATCGTTTATCTGACTGATATGGTATATCAATTTCCACCACAGGGTTATTAGCCACTGGTGTAATTGTCGTGCCATCCCAAAAGGTATCTGAACGCCCTTCGAGGATACGATGAGCATTAGTTGACTCAGTATCATCAGCACCAACAGCTGTTATGTTATAAGCATAATCAGCTGCTGCCGGTTCGGGTTGTCGCGAAACAAGCAGTGAAAAAGACGGCATCGCGCCTCCATCATTTGCATATCTCTCTGTTAATCCTACTTTCCATCTTATAGAACCTCGCCATCCAACATATGCCCACGATAAATAATTGAGCAGTGTTGTATTGCAATAGTTGTAGGGTGCCGCGGTTGATGTTAAATGCACGGCATTATTTACATTTCCTCTATTAAATGGAAATGCATTTGTCTGGAGTGATGTACGATATACCGCTCCATTTGTGTCATCAGGTCCCCAACTGAAATGATGACAATATCTTTTGAGCCAGGACCGAATACTCGGGATATTTTCACCTGTGTAGATCATTGCTAAATTTTCATACATCGACGACTGTGCTGGTTTAATCATTTCATCTTTATCAACAGCAACAGGCGTATTAGCGTCTACCGTACTATCTTCCTCATCCATTCCTTCTGGTTCAAGAATGCCCTGAGGTTTTAGTACCATTGCTCCGAGGTGAGCATCGTGTGGGTTCCACACAGCGAAATCATCATTAGCAGATATAAATACTGCAATGGTGACATCAGCAGCCGCAAAGGAAGGTATTGTTAAGTCATTCACTACATGAACACTCAATACACCATTACTTGTACTCGTTGCTGCTGGTAACCCTGCCCCGGTTGTGTACATAGACGCTACAGCTGTACTAACACCTGCTGATTTCATCAATGGTCTATGTTGACACGGAGGAATACTTACAGTAATATCCTTAGTTTCAGATATATCTACAACATGAGTGTAATTAATATTATACTCTGCTGATGCTGCTGGTACTGAAACAGGATCATAAGTAATCCTCAACCTCCCCCTATGAAACCCTGAACATATTATTTGGAATCTAAAATTGAGTGTCCCTGTCCAATACATAAATGGCAAAGAAGCAAATGCAGTACTTGTTAAAAACTTTGCAGATGCTAATTGTCTGTATTGTGCAGGATCAACCCTTATTTGACCCAAACACATCTCGGTTGGATCAGCTGTCGACCATACCAATGAATGAAAATAACTTTCGTGAGCAACAATACTCGCAAGAGTCATTTGATCCGTTGACGATAGTCCAGCCACCCGTGGGTCGATAGTTACTTCCTGTTTAGAATCTAAGGCCATACTTGTGACATTTTCAGCCACATCAGTATTAGTCAAAGTTCCAAAGAACTCAGGTTTCATACGACACGGTGGATTACACGACAATTTCGGTCGTGAATAGCCGAACAACCTAGCAATACCTGCTGTTGCTTCTGCAACATAACTTGCAGCCATTGCATAAGGTCTAATAGGTGGGTACATCGCGATTGTCGCTGCTCCTTTTGCAAGAGCAGACGCTGGCCCCGATATTTTGCCAGTTACTAATTCTGTCTCATCTTTCGCCTCTGGTTCCAATGTCCCTTGTGGAACAAGTCCCCCTGGCTCAACAGATGTCGGTATCGATAGTTTAACATCAGTTGCATACGCAAAAACACTGAGTTTAACTGGTGCCACACCAGTATTAGCATGTTGGAGATTCGCTATCGTATCTATAAATATTTCTCCCATTAATGCCCACTCCGAATATGGAATGGAAATGTTTGAATTATAAAAGAAAAACGGCAGCACCATCTCCCCACCTTGTGAGGTGGTAGGATCAAGATACACATGAGGTCGCTGTGACGCCAGTGTAACGTGATCAATAAATCGATTAGCTACATTTTGTATAGCTAATTCATCCTCGGCAGACAATGGTAAATAAGAAGCGATAAATCTTCCATAATAAAAACTATTACCGTTAATTAGAAATCTCAAACATAAATTACATCTTAAGAGATTAAAATTACTTATCCGATTAATTACTCGAGGGTTGGAGAAAAACGCAGTCCACGGATTAAAACTCACTTTCAGAGCCGTGTTAACTTCTATGTCCGTCTGATATATTTTAATAGGACGTGCAAAGAAGTTAGCTAAATTATCATCATTTGAATCTTGCATACTAAAAGTAGGATCAAGATCACTTGATATATCATAGGCATTCTGCGACACAATATCGTCAAAAGTAACAATTTCTGACGATACATGTTTATTCTCTGAGAAGGTAACACCTAATTTTTCAGCTGTTCCTTCTGGAGTGATCTCTCTCAATGAGTCACTCGTTTGACCCTGGAACTTGGCAAGATCCAGGATCGATGCGTCCGTAACGTTTTTGATAGTCTTTTCCTCGTTATTGGTAGACTTCATTTCATTAGACGCGATATTGCGAGGTTCATCTGCCTCAGCCTCAGATTTTCCAAACGATAGTTCGGAAGCTCTCTTAAGAGAATGTTTTTCTTCAATCTTCTTAAGATACTCGGTGCACAATTCAGAATATGTTGGAAATCTCCCTTCTACAATTCGGGAACAATTCTTCCATAAATCATGCCTTTTAACTACCTCCAGTAGTTCTAGAGATCTCCGAGTATAGATCTCCTCACCCATGCGGAAATATTCATTGATGCAATTATCAATAGAATTTCCACTCAGACTTTCTAAGCTTTCCAGACTTTTCTTCCTCTTCATATAATTATGTAAAGGTTTCTGGAGCGAAGCTTCTTCTATGGGTGCCAGGTACTGTTGCAACCTCTCATTCCACACAAACTTCCGTTTCAAATAAGCAGCATCATCCTTTGTATAAAATGGTTTCAACGCACTCTTTTTATCCGCTGATGTGTATGTCATTTGTTTCTCCTTCAATATTCTAGCATGGACCAATTGATCCCACCATGTACATTCAGGACTTACTGTCCCGATATTGTCGTCACCCATAAAATTGGCAACGATGTGGTCATCATATTTCCACAAATTACTTGGTGCTGCTGTATAGAAAGTATAACGAAACAACAATGAATTACATGTGTTGGACATTAGAACAGTCACAAACACACCAGATGGTAGAGAACTCAAAAACTGAATATACATACCGTCCCATTCATATATTGGATAGACCAATTCCTGCAATATAGCTCTAACAACCTCTAACTCTGCTTCATTATATCCACATCGCTTAACTAAGCGATAGACAACACTCGCGCCCGCAGCTAACAGCTGTGGACACATGCTTTTGTCCCAATGTTTATAATCTCCGCAAAAGAACCGATTGTCACGTCCTTCACGCCATATTGATCTATACAATTTTGTCCAATCGTCATCATAACAATTGGCACTGACACAACACTCAAAC